TGGATCTTTTTCTCTTTTCCAATTGGGAACTGGTAGTCCCAATTCTGAATAATACTCAAAGAGAGCATCATCGATAGTCTGTGCGATTTCCATACTCCTCTTCTTCCTCATCAACATCTGCATACGCATCCTCCAGATAGGGTCCTCGTTTTCGTAAAGGTTCTTTTCTGACATAATCCGCTTCAGCATTTACAGCAGACATCCAAACAGCAATCTTCATCACTATGTAGATCACTACTAAAGGTATAAAGCATAATAGAAGAGTGAATGAGTAGTTCATTTTTGCCAACCATTGTTGCAGTGTTTACAACCTTTACCACCACATTTCACACAGATCCAGTGTGTCCTATCTGACATGGTGACCACCAAACATGTAACGCATACCGTTCAGAATCTTGGACCCGAAAGCCGCGAGACCGCGTGAATCAAATCTTTGATAAAGAGCGGTAGTAATAACAGGAGCGGGTACACCCAGATCCACAGCGGCATTAACAGTCCAACGACCCTCACCGCTGTCGGATACACCTCCAGTGAAATCCACAAGCTCACTATTGCCGCGAAGTACATCCGCAGTAAGGTCAAGAAGCCAGCTACCAACAACGCTACCGCGCCGCCATAACTCAGCAACCTCAGCAGTATCAATGTCGTACTGATAATTTTCGGGGTCGGACATGGGAGCCACCTCGGCATCACCCTCAGCCACATAAGCTCTTCCTGCATTAGCCTCATGAAGGATATTAAAACCCTCTGCATATGCTTGCATAATGCCATACTCAACTCCATTGTGGACCATCTTTACAAAGTGCCCAGCGCCAGGTCCACCACAGTGCAACCAACCAAATTCAGCAGAGGTTTCGTGACTGAAAGGGTCTGTGCGAGAGGCAGATCCAATACCTGGGGCGAGTGCTCTAAAAATCGGAGCGCAAACGGATACTGCAGTATTTGTACCACCAACCATAAGACAGAATCCACGCTCCAGACCAAAAACTCCACCACTAGTACCGCAGTCAATATATTGGATGCCAAGCTTTTCCAACCTTTCTGCTCTCCTGCGAGAATCTTTAAAGTTGCTATTGCCATGATCAATAACAATATCCCCGTCGCCAAGTAGTGGTAGTAATTCATTTAGTGTTGACTCTACTGTTTCTGCGGGAATGACGAGTTGAAAGATACCAGGACCTTTGTCTTTAACTACTTGAACAAGGCTTTCCAAAGAAGTGGTATATCCACTGATATAACCCTTCTCATATTGTTCTTCAGCTTTCTGAACATTGTTACGATACCCATGAACTTCAATACCTGCTTTCAGCATACGGCGAGACATGCCCTCACCCATGCGACCTAAACCAATCAATCCTACTTTCATTTGCCTTCGTTGATAAAATATTCTGGGAGGGGACAACCCTTAAAGTTATGTATTTCATCTACAGCAAGAACAAACATAGTACAAAATCCAACACAAAACGCGAATAGCATCTGAGGGAAGTTGTAGTTGCCCATATATGCTGTAGGGTCAGGTTCATCATCGTGAGGATGAATCATTTTTGAGATCTCTAAGGATCTTTTCAATTTGTCTTCTTGTTCTGTCCCTTGCTTCGGGGTCTTCGGTTTCTTTTCTGGAGTATCCATGTTTTTGGTGGTAGATAAAGTGTCCTTGGCACATCATAGTTACTCCAAAAACAAACAGGAGTACTACACCTATCCATTCTAAAGTGTGATTTTCAACCATGGGAAAATAGGATCAATTACTCCGATGAGCCGTAAGAGACCTTCAGCAAAAAGAGCAAGAACAACCCAACCGACACACATAGAAATAATTGAGGCGTTCCGATTGTGCTTGCGAATTGCTGCATCGATCATCTCCTGTACTTCATCTTTAGTGGTCCACTCGGGTGGTTCAACACCCTTTCCCCATTTATTATCCATTAGATTTTCTCCATAGCATTTTGCAGTTCTCGGGAATGTTCAAGTTCATCATTTAAAATTTCAAGTATCTTGTCATCGTGTCCTTTGTCTGCAAGATGCTTTGCGTATGTTGTAGCAGCATGAATCTCTACTTCATACGACAAATGGTATGCAAGGCGAGGAGCCAACCAGTAATAAACCACATTGACCCAATAGTAGATAAGTACGAGGTGTTTGGCGACAAAGCGATCCACCCAATAAGCATTACCGCCCCGACTTTCCATATACTCCAGATGTTCTGTTTCATTGACGCTCTGATCGAAGTGTTCTTTCATTAGATAGAGATGTTCGGGTCCGCGAAGACCCATACTTTCTCTGAAATGTAGTACACTTAGAAACGCAAAATAGGGTGCTCGAGCTATTTCCTCCAGCACCCAGAATCTTTGATAGTCTCGACCTCTATAAAGGAAGTCGAGTATTGCAACAGTGATGTCTAAAACAACAGTGTTGAATTTTTTCATTCTACATGTACCGTTCCGATCATGCCTGCACCTTTGTGAGGACCGCACCAGTAAGTATAGTCACCCGCATCTGGAAATGCAACATCAAACTCTTCACCAGGCATCATTGCCAGGGTTTCGTGACCTAACTCAGGATGATCTTCTACCACCACATTGTGAGGTGGTAGCATGTTGTTTACAAAATGGACTGATTCTCCTGCAGAAATAGTAACCTCAGCGGGATCGAATACTAGGTTGCCATTGGAACCCATTTGAACATCTACTGCCCATGCAGGAGCAGCAAAAAAGAGTGTAGCTAGTAGTGCAAAGAAAAACTTCATTGAGTATTTGCAACTATACTATCTATCACTCTTTTTTACTATTTAATTTTAAAATATTAGGATTTCAGAACTCAAATCCCATATCATTTCCCATGTCTCTCATACGCTCCATTGACTCTTTTTTCTCCTTCATTACTCCGTCAATAAAACCCATTCTATATTCCCAGGTCTGACCACCATCTTGTCCTCTCTTGGGGTTGATGCACTGCTCGTTACCGTATTTGTTGCATACAAGACCCGCAAGATCTAACTCACTAGACTCAGATGAACCGCCAGTGCCACGCCAGACATGTTGTCCATTAATCCAAGTTGCTCCACACTTCTCACATTCTTTGCGCTCTAGTTTAAAATCTGAAAATTCTTTGTCAGACATGAAACCTCCAGTAGGTATCCTACCGATACATTATAGGTCTATTTAGAGTTATTGTCTGATATAATCCGTTACAAATCAGCAATTCCAAGCACGGAGAGACTTGTTAATTCTGCTATCAGGATCACTCGCAGTCTTTGCTGAAGTGAGTTTCTTTTTCATACCCTTCATTCTAGCGCAGAAGGATGCACGACGCTTATTACCTTTCTTTTTAGAGGGAGCTTTGAGATCACTACCAGGATTCTCACGCTCATAGGACTTGCGTCCCTTCTCATTCAAACCACCAGACTTATTCTTACCTTCTTTGCGTTGCCACGCAGCAGATCCTTCTGTAATCTTCGCAACAGAATCATCGACCTCGGGAGCATCGCAGTCTCCCGTGGTCAATGGTTTCTTTTTCTTTGCTTCAGATAACAACTCAGAGATATCAGAATATGAAAAAGACATGCTTAGTATAAGCAACTACCTGTCTATTATTTAGTTAGATTTCTTGCTTCTTCCTCTTTCTTACCGATAGGTGGTGCTTTCTTAGGAGCAGCACCATTTTTAGCGGGAGAGAGTCCGAACGCAGCTAACGATCCAGAAAAGACCGAGGCTATAAATGTCGGATCGAAATCTAAAATCTTTTGCCCATTAGGCAAACGCACATAAGAGAATGTAAGAAGGGAGGCGGACCAAATAAGGACCACAACTTTCACCAAATTACCAAGAACTTCGCTCTTGTCTTCATCTTCATCCTTCTCTTCTACTTTTGACTTTGTATCTTCAGTCATAACCTAGAAGTGAGGCGAAACTATTTATCGACAGACTCGTTTTCGGAGAAGTTATATTCCATCAACATAGCAAAGTATCTTTCTTTCATTGCCAATAACCATTCTTGTTCTTCTGGGGGTCTTGCAGGAGAACCTGGCCAAGTTTGAATAGCATACAGAAGGTGACTGTACATAGCACGAACTTCGTCAATGCCTATATTGACGCTGCAATACCAGTCGTCTTCGTAGAGTTCTTTCATTTGTTTTTGTTCATTTCTTTGAGCATCTTTTGCAACTCAGCAGTACTACCAACGAACATAGCGTTATTTGTGACATTAGTCGGACCTTTTTGCTCTTCCTTAATGTCCTTCAGATCTTTTTGTAACTTGAGGAACTTGTCTGTTGTATCAGCAACACTTTTCAGCAACTGACCTGCCACTTCATACGCTCTGGGAGATTGTGTCTCCTCAGCAAGTTCCATAATACCATTGAGCGTTTCTTGCCCCTTCTCGATAAGAGAGTACAAGTTTGCCCTAGTATACTCATAATCTTTCTCTACATCTTCCTTGGTTAAGCGATCAGGTTTTTCTTTCTCTTTCTTAACAGGAGTTACATCTACCGTTTCGCTGGTAGTGTTCAATGCGTCATCGATTTTACTGAAATCTTGACTCATACATCCTCCTGTCTAGTCGGACTATAGACCTTACCATCATCAAACATGGTGGTGGTCTCGCTGAATCCAAAGTCGTCTTCAGGTTCTGCTGTGATCGGATCGGGAACAGCAGTATATCTCATCTCACGCTTCGCAGTCTGCTTATCAGTATTCGAGTAGTAATCAACCTGAACCTTACGGATAAGACCGTCAGTGCTATCTGCGATAGGACCAAACAGATATGTCTTTACACTAAAGTTTAGAGTATATGTGAGAACCCTTCTAGTAGAGAAGTCTCCTTCATACTCATCACTAAAAGAAATATTTTCCAACACGACTGGCATGTCTCTTTTTTCGCCAATCGAATCAATTAAATCGACAGTAATGTTAAATGATGGTTGAAAGAATGGGAGAATCTGTTCAACAATTTGTAGAGCATCATCATTTAATTTTGTCATGATGTTGAGTTCAAACCCAACATTGTATGGAACAGGCAAAAATACTTTCTTTACCCGATCATTATCATCAATCGCCTTGAATGTTTTTGTTACTGAAGTCTTTCTCTGAGAATCGTAGGTGATACTATTCATCTCAAAAGACATTCTTGGCAATGTGATTGCCGTTGTCTTATTCAATTCTTGCTGCTGTTGTAACTTAGCAAGAAACTTAGATCTAGGTCCATAGGCGAGAGGAACCTTCAGATCGCTAATAGTTTTTCCAGATTTATCTTCCTTCTGAATATGAACTTCATTGAAGAGTGTTCCAAAAGCAATGACTGTCTTTCGGAGAATCTCGTGATAAAAATAAGTGCCTAACATCAGAAGTTACCAAAGGGATTACGCTCAGTGAAATCAAGGATGCCATCCGCTTCAGTTTCAATTTCATCATTAAAGGTAAATGTACTCGTAGTATCAATTCCTGTATGAGAAAGAATCTGGTATCTAGCAGAAGATGCTGTCCCTGTAATAAATTCACCTGGGAAGAACATACCACTATTTATTGAGATCTCCAACTTCCTGTCAGTTTCATTGAAGGACCTTACATATCCTTCGACCCCAGATTGAGATCCAATTACCCTTTCGTTGAAGAAGTATGTGCCAACACCAAGAGATAATGGATCTCCAATTGTGATAGTTGGAGCTGCTTCATAACCAGAACCAGCATTTGTCAGGAAGATTCTATCGATACTATCACCACTCAATCTAGCAACAGCAGTTGCTTGTACCTGACCTGCCTTGACACCGACTGTAGCACCTGTCGTGCCGATAGCAACAGCAGATGGATGTTGAATTGTGATGATTGGTGGGGACACATAGTTTGTGCCAGTATCAGTAATACGAATGGATGTGATACCACTATTAGTTATGGCTGCTGTAGCAGCAGCACCGACACCAGGACCACCAAAGGTAAATGCTGGAGACTCTGTATAAGCAAAACCAGGGTTCTGTAGTACTACTTGATCAACAGAAAAGAGACCTGATCGTTCCGTGGTGAATGCAAAGGCAGTCGCTCTGGACGAAGTAACACCAGCAGGAGATGCTTCGATAGAGACAGAGGGTGCGGAAGTATAACCATATCCATCGTCATTTAGGAAGATTTGTTGTAATGCACCTTGGCTAGCAAAAGAGTCAACAACCGCAAGTCCTGTAGAACCGATACCAGCAAGAATAACAGTGGTTGTCTCACCCTCCTCCATTACAGTCTCATCGATGAGAGCAACACCAGTATCAGTGTACTCATCCTCGTAGCGGAACAGTTCGCACTGAAGTTCGTAGATGTAGTTCTTACCAAGTTGATAGAACGGATTCTCAAACTCTACATGCTTAATCTCAAACAACCTCTCACCAAGAGGGAAGTAAATTAAATCACCCTCTTTAGGTCTTTCACCAAAGATAATTTCTGTACCTGCTGTTCTAGCATTGTGAGTGACTACGAAAGGAGCAATGAAGTCCTCATATCTTTCTCTAGATACAGTCAGTGTAATTTCATTCTGAAGGTTGATACCAAACTTGGACATGATATCACTGCCCTTAGCGTATCCCTCAAAGTTATTCAGATATGCTTCTAAGATATATGCATCATTGAACTTAGATGACTGTACTTCTCCTAGTACATCATCAGTCACGATCATCTTTCTAGGGATGTAATATACATCCAATCCGAACATCTTTAGGTGTTCGTCGATTAACTCCTGAATGAGGTTCTGCTCATTAGGAGATCCTTGGAGAAAGAAAGGATTTAACGCCATTATCCAATAAGGTCAAGGGGTGGGACTTCGTATGTGGAAAGCATCTTGTCTTCGATGCGTTGTAATTCCATTACAGCATCCTCATAGATTTGTCTGCCATTGAGTTCAACACCACCAGGGAGTTTGACTCCTTGGAACTTGATAAGATTTTGACCCCACTGCCTCTTTACAAGTGAAGTAAAATACTTCTTGAGGAAAGAATCATTGTAGACACCAGCATAGTTAGCAGGGTCCATGATTCTTTGACAGTCAATAATTATGTAGGTTCCCTCAGATATTGATCCCCAGTCAACATCAAGATATAGTCTATTATTTCTCTTGTTATATCTAATCTGTTTGTTAGCAGTCAGTAAGAAATCAATGTCCTCAAGATATGTCTTGGTCATTGCATAACTCATGAGACCGCTATATCCCAAGTTAAATGCAACATCGTTCAGGAACAGTTGATATTTGAAACTGAACATGTTATTAGCGATGAAACTTGCATCAAACAGATACAGTTTCTCAACACCGATGATTGCATCGGGTAAATTTAAGAAGTTTGTATTCTCCTCAAAACTTTGAACCTCTCCTCCTGCAGAAGTAGTCAGAGTTCCGTCTGTAGGGAACGCAGAAGTTGGTACAGTGAAATCGCTAGTATATCTTTCCTTTGCTGTAATTCTTACATCATCATAAATCGCGTCAGTAATTCTAGTAGCCTGAAACTGTAATCTTGCATTTAGACATAATTGTCTAACGCTACTGTTTGGAATATTATTATCAATGACTTGACTAGAAGATGTGCTGTTGCTTTCAGTTCCGTTGAAGAAAAGGTGAATACTACCATCAGATGCTCTTCTAGTTACTGCAATATGGACCCAATTCTGAACTACTGCTCCAGCAGAATAAGTTCCTAAAACAGTACCAAAACTTGAACTGTGGTTGGTATTATCAGTATTAGACCATCTGAAATTAATCTGACCACCTTGGTTATCTACAAGGACTCCAAAATTAGCTGATGCATTCGATACATCACTCTTTGAAAATAGGGCACCGCCGCCAGGACTAGTGTCGATGTAGACCCAAGTTTCAAAAGTCCATTCACCAGTGAAATCATATTCAGTTTTATGACCATAATTGAGATACTTATTAGTACCAAATCTACCAGATTTTCCAAACTTTACTGGAGATGCAACGATATCTGGATTGCCAATTTCAGTAATGCTGCTATTTCCTACAGGAGATTGATCTGAAAAATCGGTATCAAAAGTATGTCTGACAATTACATCATCCCAGTATGTATCCCCACTAATGGTAGTAGATCCTCCAGAGCCTGTACTAGAAGTAGTGATACCCAGAGTGTTACCGCCGCCTCTTGCTCTGCCTCTCTTGATGTCATTCTCAGTAATTTTGTACTTCAGAAGAACTCTTTCTACACCGTCAAAATGTCTCTCTTGAAACAGTTGTAAGGAATCATCTAAAGCATCATCTACTTGCTCATCAGCTACATTGATTTCTAAGACAGGATACCCAAGTTGCCTAAGAGCATAATCCTTGAGTTCCTGTCTAGTTGTTGGTTTCGCCATCAGAATGTACCCCCGTCTATCGAGTCAGACCAGATTGGAATGTTATTAGCGTCAGTTG